TTTTTAAACTGATATATACCCATAAGGTTATTCCCTTCTAAAGCATACCTAGAACGCCCATAGTTCGATTCTAAAGCGGCTTGAACGAGTAGTAGCTTGCGGGGTATTCTATCTTCTTTCTTTAACGATCTATCTATGCGATCTGCGCATTTATTGACTGCCTGTATGAATTCTTTGTTATTTGTATAGCGCATGGCGGGATCAGATAATATTAAAAATAATACCATAGCTGTTAAAACCACTGTAAAACTAATTATTATATAGTCTTTAAACGTTTTCACGAGTCCTCCTAGCGATGTTGGTTGATTTATAAACTTACCTATTTAGGTAAGGTTGCAGTCCTATAGCTGCTCATTGGTTTATATCCTTTCATTGTGTTTATTTTTGTTCTTTTGTCAATTCAAATTTTTTATAAAAGTTAAGCACTTTTTCAAGTGTTTCAATAGTAGAATCTGATTTAACTCTATTAGCTATATTACAAACAAATATTAAATTACCTTTAACATAACCTTTTTCAGGTATTATTCTATCTAACGAAGGTGAAAAATCTGTATTTTTTTTATTTTTATTTTTATAACCTAATTGAAAAGGAATATTTAATATAGGACACACATTATCTTTTGGATAAATACTTTTTAAGTATTCAGCATCAATAGCAAAAGGAATATTTTTTTGTTTAGCTCTAATTCTTGCATTAGATAAAATTTGAGGAGTTGGATCTTTAATATAATTATTTTTCATTCTTAAATTTTCACATTTTTTACAAGCAGGACTTAATCCTTTCCAATTTTTATTATGTTTTTTTGAAAAATTATCTAAACTTAAAATTTTTTTACATCTAGAACATCTTTTAGTTTTTTCAGTCATATTATCTATGTTGAAACCAATTATATATTGCAACAAAACTTAATAAAATAAAAACAACTTGTTGTGTAAGTCTTGCTTTATCTTTTTCGGTATAAGAAATGTAAGTCCACATTAAAACAGATGTCATTAAAAATACCCACGCGATCCACTGTAAATGAATAACTGCACTTGCTTGTATTACAGAACAAGTAATACTAACACTAGCCGCGGTCCACCTTAATTTATTATTTTTTTTGGTCATAGTATTGATCTACTCTTTTCAACCATTCCCATTTAGCTTGTTTGAATTCTTCTCCTTCAAATACAAACTTTTGAAATAAATTATCTTTTGTACAAACAAGATTAACTCCTTTTTGTATATTAGTTCCATAAACTTCATTATGTGCTAAAGCATAAGCTGCTAACTGTAATTTGTAATCCCCGATCCACTCTTTTCGTTTCAATTTATTTGATTGTTTAAAATCAATGATCGCTTCGCCGTCCTCGTATATTCCACAAACATCCGTTTGCCCTGCCCAAAGATCTGGGTAATATAAACAACACTCAACACCCCAGAGCTCTGTTAATTTATTCTTTAAACCATTTTCAATGATTTGAGTTGCCATTTTATGGGCTTGATGACCAATGTTAGTCAAATCAAGATAACCCTGTCCTTCTAAATACTTTTCAATAATGGAATGCATCGCCGTTCCACGATTAGCAGCATCATTTTTAATTTTATCCGCTTCAAAATCACCGACACGTTGTTTCCAATCATCTAAAGCTTTCTTTTTATCCGCAGGCATTGTTTCAGCAAGAATAGTAGTAACCGATGGAAGTTTAGTAGATTCTATTTCATAATGTCTTTTATCATTAATCAATGAACGCATTGATTTTGGGTAATTATATATAAAATTTTGTTTCATGTTTATATTCCAAACATTGCCATTACAATTAAAGCTACGGTGCTAATTGTTAAATAAGTAATCATTTCTTTTTATCTTCTTTCTTCTTAACATAAGACCAATCTATTTGATTAAAGTTTTCTTTATACTTATCATCAGGTATGCGTGATCTACCATCCCAACCTTTACCCCATTCTGATCTTCTTTTATTTTCTTTTGTCATTAGTGTAATATTTTAAATACGAAGTTGTTGTTTTGCATCATGAAATATATTTTTTCTTATTTCTTTAATTTCTTTTATAGAATAATTTTTATTATTAATATCATCTAAAAGTAAAGTCATATCTTCTAAAATTTGTTCATTATAATTAATAAATATTTCTATAAAATATTTTAAATCATCTAAATTATACCCCTCTTCTATTCTATCTTTTAAATCTAAAAGTAATCTTCTTTTTGTTCTAGATCTAATTCTATCTAACCTTATTTCGTTTATTTTATTTTCAATTATTTTTTTTTCTGATTCCATAATCATTATTTTTCTTTCCATTAATGTAATGTTGTATGATTAAATGGTTGTACCCTTTTAGCTTGTTTTAAAACAGTTCTTAATACTTCTTCAAACTCACCTTTGTGTTTAAATACAGTTTTATACAATCTTAATGAATGTGACATCATTGTTGATGCTACAATTTGTGGTTCATTGTAACGCAAAACTAATTCAACCATTTTGTCAAACAGTTCATTATATATAAATTCTAATTCTAATTCTTTTTTATCTCTTTTCATTTTATATTCCTTACGTCGTTATCTTGATATATTCCATTTAACTTTTTATTTTCTATTTCATATAAAGGAGCTTTTGTTTTAAAAGAAGTTCCGTCTGATCGGTGTCTTAATTTTCCTTTTTCAGTAAAAACACATTTTTTAAAAAAATCATCTTTAGTTATCCAACCACATATTTGAATAGTTCTTTCTTGTTTTACAATACTATTAAATACATAAATATCATTCGGAAAACTTTTTTGATAGCCAACAAAGTTATGAACATAATCTTCTTTCATATAAACTTTTCTTCCCATTGTTTTAATATCTATTTTTTTGCCATTGATTACAATATCCACCGTCCCCGCTTCATTGTACGTGGGTAACTTATCATAAACAATTTTATAAATTATTGCTTCACCCAGTATGCCTGTATATTGTTGTTCTTTGTTTCCATTAGCCCCAATACTTCTATGACCAAAATTTTTTTTATTAACCATATCCCAAGCAAAGGAACAAATGTCATCCGGTAGTTTAATATTTAACATGGTGAATTATCTTTTCTTTTCATATAAAACTCTACTTCTTTTTCCATCAAAGTAATAACCAGAGATAACTCGTTTTAATTTTTTATTTTTCTTTTTTAATTTATCTATTACTTCTTCTAAATCATTAGGTCCTCTTTTATTCATGTACCCTCCTTATATTATTTAGAATTTGTTTCATTATAATTTCACCCTGACTTTTACATTCTTTGCATTGGTGAACATCACCATAGTGATCTTTAATATATCCATTGCCTTTGCAACTAGGACAAACCTTTCTAATATTATTAATATTATTTATGTTTTCCATTTTTTTTATAGCCTAGTTTTTTTGCTTCTTTAAGAACACAATTTTCTATTGCTTTACTTATAGATATTTTACTGTTTAACAATTTATCTTGTAGATAAACCGCTGCGCTATAAGTTGTAGTGTTTATTGACACTGATTTATATTTTGCTGGGTCTGCCATTTTTCTCTCCTTTTTGTTTATTTTATTATGCTTTCTGCATTTGTTATATGGGAAACTATAACATTAAAACAATGGTTGCAAGATATTTCTTTTTAAGGTATTGTGGACATCTCTTCTCACACCTACGTTTGCACCTACTATTCAATTAGTAGGTGTAGACACCTTATATTCTACCTTGTCCTTTGTATTCTTTTCTATCGTTGCGTTTATTAGGTCTTTTTGAATGTCTTCCAGGTCTTTTTTTATTAGTTTGTTTTATAAACAAACCATTTCCTACACTTACTTTTCTAGCCATTATCTGTTTCTGTCATTAAACCAATACGTATATTATTAGTAATTGGAATATATTTGATAACACCATTAACATATTGTTCTGATTCTTCTCCACATAAAGCACATCTATAAAAATTTTTATATAAAAACAATAATGGAGACAAAGCATGACAATAAGGACAAATACCATGTTCTATTTTGGCATCTTGAGAAACTATTTTTAAAGCTTTTTTAAGCTTTGTTTGTTTTTTCATTT